CTGAGAATTGGGCAGAGATGACTCAACCTGTAAAGCTAGTAGCAAAAACAATAGAAGACGCAAGAAAAGTTCCGGGTGTAGGTTTACTAATTCCTTTTGGTCAATTTGCTAACAACACATTTGCTTACATGTTTGATACTATGGGCATCAGTAAAATTAATGAGTACTTCGTTAGAAAAACAGTAGGTGAAAAAGCATTAATAAGAGACCCACTTGATTTAAATGTCAAAGCTGGTGTAGGTTTTACAATAATAGCTGCATACACAGCAAAAGAATTAACTAATCTTGAAGATGGATTAGGTATGTTTGAAGAACGTGACAGATCTGGACAGATAGTTGAAAAAACTTATGAGTACCCAGAAAGTTTATATAAAGCATTAGGAAGATTAGGAGCACACATTACAAAAGACGGAGGAGTTCCTTTAGATGTTTGGAAAACTATTAGGGATACACATCTTACATCTACCTTCCGTCCTATAGGTGGGGCTATGTCAGACTTCAACAGAAATATTTTTGAGGTTCTAACAGGTGATGATCCAGAAGCAGTAATTTCTTTAGCGACAGCATTTAGTATAAACCCTTTAGGTTCAGCACTTCAAATGACATCACGACCATTTGAAGTTGTTAATATATTAACTCAACTTATGGGTAGTGACTATAAAGTAAGAGACAGAAAACAAAACGCAGAATTTATAAACAATACACTTAGGTATGTTGATGAAGTGTTTATGGATATAACAGGTGTTGAGCTTGCCCCTCAGAAATATGTTGCTGGTCAAAAAAGATTACCTTCGGGCAGTGCCAATCTTGGTAAAAGAATGGTGTCTCCAAATGGTTTATTCTTTACGATGATGAATCGAGTAGGTAAACCTAAGTGGAAAGCTGGGGCATTGGGTCCATTTAAAGATGTGAACAATAGATTAAATCAATTAATTAGTGTGCCTTTAAATGAGATAGCACTAGAGTATATAGATTCTCCTGATTGGATCAACGGTGATGTCAAACAGAAAACAAATATAGTTAATGCAATTTTAACTAGGGGCAGGGCAGCAGCTAGAGATAGATTACTTATTGCTGTAGACGAGATAGGATCAACAGACGGAAGACTAGCTAGAATAGTAAATATACAGCGTCTAGGTAGGAATAATGAAACAGATATAAACAACGTCATAAAAGATATGTCTGAAACAGATCCTACTTTTTTAGATGAGGAATCACTAAGAAACAAAATACCTTTTATGGATGCCCCTGTAAAAAAGATTACAGACTTAACTGAAGATCAGATGGACGATGTTATTTATCAACTAAAAATAATAGCAGAAGACAAAGCACGAATAAGAAACATAGGTAAGAATTAATTTAAACTACTTATAGTATTAATAGCAGACTCTATATCCATCTTAAACCATTCGTTCTTTTGTTCCTCTGCTATAGTGCCAGCAATTCTATGTGCCTCTGCTTCTGCTTTACGTTTGACATCAAACGATGCTGCATAATGTAAGGTGTAATCTCTGAGAGGACTACCCGTTTGAAAGTTTTCTAGTCTCTTCTCAATGTCAATAGTCATGCCTATCTTTACCCAGCCGGGCCAAGCATCATTTGTTACAACGTACACTTCACCTTCTTCTGTTTCCTCTACTTTTTTTATAGAGGAGAAGTTTTCATTATTAAAATTTATATATCTTCCCGGTTTATGTAAAGGGTTTGACTTTGCTATATACTCACCATTAACGTACATTCTTTCTGGATTACCTATTGCATTTTTTACAAGTCTGTTAGGGTTATTACAATCTTTACATCTAATTCTCCCTAGTTTTTTCCAAGAAGGATTCCAATTGTCGCCTGTTAATTCTACGTCACACGATCTACATACTAACATTGTTATACTATCTCCTAATATCTGTGTATCTTTTGCACCACATAAACACTTCCGTTAGATGTTCAATAGCTTTGTCTCTCTCTACGGATTCATCCATGTTCCTTTGTATGTAAGTCTCTAAAGGGTCTAGCTTTTCAGCCAGCCCTTTGATGAGATGATACTTTTTACTCTTAATGTATTGTTCTGCTTCTATAATGATACTCATACTCCACACGAGCCTCCGTTACCACTGATGTCACATATGTCGTGAGTCTCTACGTGTTCATCAAACTCCTTACCTAATTTCTCAACTGCTTCACTGTAAGGTACAGACGTAAGCGGCTGACCACCTCGACTACCATCAGGGTAACACGTAAACCCTCGTAGTCTGTGAGCGTAACTTGCTAACGTATTAGCGAAAGCCTCTACTGTATCCTCATTATTAAGTTTACTACCCCACGCAGGAAGATTAATTGTAGAACTAATACTCATGTCTACGTAGTCTTGCACGTCAGCTTGAAACTTAATCCTTCTCTCGTAGTCAGACGCTAAGTCTAACGCACTCTCGACATCCTCTGGGTCAGTACCGTACAGATCAATGAGTTCTTGAGCTGCACTATCTACTACATACTGATACACCCAACGTGTATTACCTTTTAAATATCTCCTCTTATATGCCACAGCAAAGATAGGCTCAATGCCTGTTGAAGTACCAGCCAGTATTCCTATAGATCCTGTAGGTGCAATAGCTCTATTAGCTACTGGTCTCGTAACGGATAACTTATCTGCAAACTCTTTAGATATTTTATCTGACTCTCCCTTGTATACGGATAGCCACTGGTGAAGTTCGGGTGACACCTCATATTTATATCCTTTTTTTATGAGCCACTCGTGTACACCCATGAAGCCTAGACCTAGCCTACGGTTCTTAGCTCTCACTTGATAGACCTTATCGTAAGGTAGCTGTGCCTTTAACGTCCCACAGATAAGGAACATAGTGGCTAATCGTACTACATCTTTTAGTTCTGAGATTGTTTCTATGCGTCCAAAGTTTAGTGACCCTAAGTTACACACGTCACTATCATCTTCTGATGTTACCTCAGTACACGCATTACGTAGTGTCTCATTCTCTTTATCGAAAAAGTTAAACGAGAAGCCCGGCTCTGCTGTCTTCATAGCTTGCTTGATGTTCTCTGCAAACACTGGGCCTACTTCACCTGTCTCGTAGTAGTTAAGTAACCAATCAGTGTCGTAGTTAACTGATACATTGGTCATGTCAAGGGGTGCAGGAAAGTTAAAATCTTCTTGCTTTATATCCCAGAGGGTTTTACCCGTGCTACCTACAGGCATTGATGCCCAATCTTTAGCTACCAAGAACTTATTAATGTCTGCGTGTTGCCAGTTAAGACTAGCATAGATAGCTGAACGTCTACTGCCACCTTGCATTACTCTTCTACCAATCTCATTTATCATGTTCATCTTAGGGATAGGACCAGATGCTTCGCCACCTGTCCTCTTTATTGGTGTGCCTTCTCCTCTGTATACTGAGTAGTCAATACCTATACCACCACCTGTCATCAGACAACTCTCTGACTTCCAAGATAGGTTAGCCCAATCCTCTCGTGTATCTTCTTCAGCCTTGAGTAGGTAACAGTTGTTAAAGAACTTGTTAAGTCTACCTGCGTAGTACAAGTACCTACCACCCGGTATAAACTTCATGTCTCGTATGTATTCTTCTAGCTGTTGTCTATCTTCTTTACTGAAATATAAATCTGTGCCGCCACTCTGAATAGGTGAGACACATACGTCCTCAACTAATGTGTGAGCTAAGGCCGCCCAAGTTTCAGCGTTGTCGTGTCTATACTTGTGGTTAAATATATCTTCAGAGAATTTAGATCTGAACATAGGATTAAGATTGGATCGGTACTGCATTATCTGTTGTCTCCACTGCCTTTGATTTTACCTTGTCTCTTACGATTGTTTAGCTTGTCCATGTTGACTTCTACAACTTCCTTAAGAGAACTCTTATACGCATTAGCTATAGCTGTAGCGTAGAACACTACGTCACCTAACTCTTTAATCATGTCACCCTTAGACACAGACTTAGAATCACGTATAGTCTTTTGCATCTTGCCTGCAACCTCACCTGCCTCACTCATCAAACCGAATAAGTTTTCGTATAGGCGTTGATCTGGTGGTGTAATGATCATACCCTCTACCCATTCACTATAGGCAGTGAACTGATCTATTGTATCATTTACATCTAACTTACTATCAAAGTACCCCATGTTTTTTAAATCCCCTTGAGCTATCATACTGTTACCTCTCTTGTATTTTTATATTGTTTATATTTATATCATCTATATCGTAGAATACATTCTCTACCAGTTCTCTTATATCCTGTTCGTGACCGCCTTCGTACAAAGATAATAAGTTTGCCTCATCATCTACATCTATTCTAAATGTTATACTAAAAGATTTCATAGGACATCCTTACCCTCTAGTACATTGATACGCATCTCTGCGTAGCGTCTTATCTTTTCTAAGTCTGTGATCTCTGACTCTACTGCATTCATACCTTCATACAACTTATGTCCTGCCCTACTAGCGTACTTAATTATGTTACCAATCTCAAAAGTAAATCTGTTCTGCATAATAAAAGTTACTGGCTCTATAGCGTAACGAGTATAGTGAGAGGGTTCTTTTACTATGTCCTCTTTAGATATACTTCTATTGCCTGTTAGGTATGCTGGTGTAGTCATTAGTCTTTCCTCTCAGTCTTTAATATTATTCGTTCAACTGTTATTAGTTTACCTTTTTCTTTCAACCACGACTCAGGTATTACCCTGTGTGCATACTTAAAATTATTCTTCTCACACCAATCTGTATAGGTGCTTTTAGATCCTTTGTAAAGCTTTGCTTTAGCATTACTGAATACAAATCTAATGTCTAGCTCTGGATGCTG